GGTATATCTGATTCTACACAAATTCAAAAAATTAATTATGATATTTATACTAAAATTAATTCTATTTTAAACCACTATTCAGTATCTTCTATGACCCCAAACCAGGCACTCCAAGAAGAAAACCGTCAGAAGGAGATAGAGATATTTCGTGACCATGATTTATATCAAATCATTGTTGATAGTTTTTCTACAAAATCTAATAAAAAAACAATTAGTTTTATGGAACAGTTTCACATTGTACCTTCAGCATCAGGTGGAATTCACTCTGTAAATGAATATATTGAAAAAACATTTAATGATAAATATATTGAAAAAAAATTTCCTAAACCTGGTGAGCTTCCAATTGGTGAAGAATTTACAAAATTACATCCTACTAATTTAGAAAAACCTACGGTTTTAATATTAATCGGTGGAATACTTGCAGCAGAAAGCTATAAACTTAAATCATATTCTACAGGTGAATATAATATTATGCAGCATGGATTTAGAGACGTCAAATTAAATAACAATTTAATTCGTTCTAATTTAGGAGCATCGGTATTTTCTAAATATTATTTATATAAAAATAATGTTCAGGCTAAAACTTATACATTTACACTACAAACGCTACGTCCTGATATTGTGCCAGGATTTCCAATATTAAATACTATAGATGGATGTGTATATTATGTACAATCTATAGCTTTATCACTTACTGCAGGAGAATCTACCCAAACAACTGTAACTTGTGTTGCAAGGAGGCGTCCACTTTTTGGACTTACTGACTATGTAATAGACGAAGGTATTCTTGGAGATGCAAATAATTATTTAGAAGCTCTATCTACTTGGGAGCAATATTCAGAGGAAACATTAGACGGATTACCCATTTTTACTACATCACTAGAAGCAGCATCAAATCCAGCATATACCTTTTTAGGATGGGAAATGTATGGTCCATCTGATAATGATTTGAGTGAAATTTTTACTAATGCAAGTGGAATTTTCCTTCCACCATTTGGTGGATATTTAACTGCAGGTTTAGCAGGATTAATTAAAACTGATTTAGAAGACCTAGATACTACAATGAGTATAGTTTTTTATGGCTATGATGAAACAACAGGATATTTTTATAGATTTGGATTATCGCCTAATGCAGCTTCTGCTAGCCCTAAAAGAGTATCGGAAGGGCTACCTATAGTACTTCCTCCAGAGGAAGATCCTGCAATTTCTCCCTCAGCTCGTAAGGAAGACGCATATAATTTTACGTGGCTTCCAGCCTCTCAAGGAATAAGAGCAGACGGAACTACTTTTATTACTCCTATTAAAGCTTTTGTAGGACAAGATATTTTATTTGTCTATACTAAGAGAAGAAAGACTAATATAAATAGTAATACAAATAGTAATAGTACTATGCCAATTATAACTAATACAGATACTAGTAGTACAGATATTAGTAGTACAGATATTAGTAACATAGTTAAAGTAGTTGGACCTCCTAATAATAGAGTTATAAAGTATTCTGTTACAAAATTAGATATAATAGAACCAAAAGCATTAAGATACATACTGATACAAAATACATATTTAGTCGAAGGCGATTATTTAGCCGGAGACTTCGCGACTAATACACCTTTTTTAAACTTTTCCTTCAACTCCCGAAGCTTTCCCTCCGAAAGAGAAGATTTAAATGATACTGGCAGATTATATCGTGCAAGATTACGGATGATAGAAGAATTAGTAAGTAAGCAAGAAGCTACTATATCTAAATTGCCAAAGAAGTGGGTAGGTAATAAGAAAGGAGGAAATACTAATGGCTAATCCTATTTTTGCTAGAAGAATTGGCAGATTATTTAATACTCCTATAAATAATGAAATGGGTATGTCCGAGCTTTTTCCATATGCTGGAGTTATTATGTCAGTAGATGAAAAAGCATTGTTAGCAACTGTTAGTACTAGCAATGGAATAGTTACTAATGTTAAAATTCCTATTTTATCTTATAGTCTTGATACTGGTATTTTCCATAAACCTTCTGTAGGAGATTATTGTTTGGTAGTTTCGACTGCTCGTGATGAGAAATATATTATCGGTTTTTATTCATTTAATTCTATACAGGAACTAACTAATCAAAATAGAGTAATGCCGAAAGAACACACTTTAGTTATTAAAACTAAAGCAGGTGATACAATACAACTTTCTATAGATGAGGCTACTCCAACTATATCAGTACAGAGTCCAAAAAAACTTCAGCTCCAGGTTGACTTAGACAAAAAAAGTGGTATAATTAGTATAGATTCTACAGATACAGATGTGACTATGAAATTAAGTGTTGTTGATAAGGACGCAGGAAAAGAAAAAGCTTCAATTGAATTTGGTACTGAAACTGGTGATATGACTCTAAAGACTGAAAATGCTTCAATTGAAATGAAGAGTACAGGAGAGGTAAGTGTTAATAATGGTCAGTCTCCTGTTGTTACTTTAGATATGTTAGCAGCCTTGGTAACTAGCGGGTCTGCCGCTTTTATCAACAGTGGAGCCTTCATCGGTGCAATTAATACGGAAAAAACTAAACCATATAAATTTACAGCATAAGAGGAAAACTAATGGCATTTGATTTAGAATATATTTTAACAGAGTGTGACCACAGAATACACGATGAACTTTTATTTGAAAGTGTAATAACTTCTGACATAGTAGCGTCAGATGCAGCACGCTTTGGTTCTTCTTTTTTTGGGCGTAGTAGATTCGGGTATACTGTTTTTTATTTAAATGATAGATATGGAGCGAGTGGACAGTTTTTTGATAATCCTGATGGAACTGTTACTGCTGTTTTTCCATTAGTAAATAAAATAGCTGGCTCACCAAAGCTTTTTTATAAACTTCCATCAGAATATTTAAGACATCCACTTCCGCAGTATACGAGCACAGAACTTGGAACTCCTTATTATGGAACTTTTGGTATATATTATGGTGCAGATACTGATTATTATTTAGGTAGTTCAACTGAAGTTCCATCAGATTCTAATAGTTCTGCAAATGAATTATGGTTTATAGCATATGAACCAATGGCATATAAGGGCTATAATATTCCAGCTAATAGTATTGTTATAAATAGATTTAATAATGAATATACTTGGTTATTGGATTATAATGTAGTAATGGAAGAATGTCCGTATTGTGAAGGAACTGGAGTAAAAAATGATTTAAAACTCAGTCCAATTGGTAGACTTAAATTAGTTGCTGATATGGATAAACTTATGCAACAAGTTATAAAAGCTATAATTACTTCTAAAGGAAAAAACATATTCTTTCCTAGTTATGGAACTATTATTCCGCAAGCAATTGGATCTCGTGGTTTAAATGGTTTTATCTTACGTGAAGAAATTTATCAACAATTATCTATGATTGCTAAAAATCAACAAGATATACTAAATATGAATTCATTATTTTTTACTGCAGGAGAAGTATTGCATGATTTAATTGGGGTTCAAGTACAACCATCTTCAGATCCAAGACAAATTAATTTATTAGTTACGATACAGAATAAAGCATCAGAAATGCGTACGTCTAAGACATTCAAAGTAGGCTAAGGAGGATTTTATGGAATTAATACCAACTAAATCTCGTACTCAATTAGTTCGTGAAGTTATAGATTATATAAATAGTCGTTATCCGTCTGCAGATCTAAGTCCAGGTCTAGTTTTTAGAGATCTTCTTGTAGAAGCTCCTATGCAGTTCATAGGAGATACAGTTGCTATGACTAATTTTATTGGACAAATTTTAGATTTATCTGCTTTAGAGCAATTAGTATCTAATCCTAAAACTAGAATTGAAACTGCTATTGCTTTAGGAATAGATCAAACTGCTATGAACGATATTATTACTAAAGTTATAGAACTTTATGCAGCTAATTATAATATAGTTAGAAGAATTGGTACTTATGCATCAGGAGTTTTAACATTTTATTCTATTGAAAAACCTACTGATATTATTAGAATTCCTGCTGGAACTATAGTTCGTGTGCCTAATACTGGTATTTCTTTTCAAACTATTCAAGATGCTGCTTTAGATGGAAATAATTTAGATTTTAATAGAGATTATGATACTCTTAAGAATCGTTGGTTTGTTAAAGTTTCAGCACAATGTACTATAGTAGGTAGTATAGGAAATGTTCCAGCGAATAGCATAACTCAAATAGATGATACATCTATAAAACTTTCTGTAACTAATGAAGACAGGTTTACTGGAGGTTCAAATTCAGAAGATGATTATACTCTTCTAACAAGAGTAAAAAGAGTATATCGTGGGAACTTTCAGGGTACTGCAGATTCATTATTAGCTAACGTATTAGCTTATCCTGGAGTTAGAGATGCTATAATTGCATATCTCCCAAACGATCCTAATAAGGTAGATGATTCAATCAATTCTATAGATATATTTGTTTATGCTAATAATAGAGTAAATTTCACAGAATCTGCACAACCAGCATTTAACTCAAATTTTATTGCACTTTCATCAAAATACATTTCAAATATACGTACTTTAACAATTCCTCAAGATAATAATTCAGATTTCTGATGGAACTTCATATATAAGTTTTTCATATATCAAAGATAAATATATCTCTGTTTTGCCTCATTCTACTAATAGTTGTAAGATTAAATTAGTTTTAAATGGAGATCCTAACAATCCAATTTATGGAAGCTTTCCAGATTTTTCCGATAATCAAAGTTTAAACTCTAATAGTAGACTTTACGTATTCGTTAATCAAGATGGAAACTGGATTGATACTACTAGTGATTGTAAATACCAAAAAGATGGAAATGATCAAGCCATAATATTAACTGGGTTCAGTAGTTCTCCAACTATTGCACTTAAAATACATCCAAAGTCTACAGATATAATTAAAGTTAATTATGATTATGATTCAGTTATTTCTGATATGTCTACATACTTATTTAGTTCAAGTCGTAAATTTGTTGGACAAAATATATATTTCTATCCAGCAACTCCAGTAGGTATTATTGCTCAGATTCAAATACAAGTTGATCCATCCTATGGCACGACTGATCGGGAAGCTATGGCTAAACAAAAATATATAGAATTAATAAATAGTTATAGATTAGGTGCAGAATTAAACCAAACAACTTTTGTTTCTGAATTTTTAAAAATTGCTGGTATTGTAGATGTAAAAATACCATTTGATATATTCACACGAGATCAAAATACTCGCACCGGATCTAGTGATATTATTTTGTCGGCAAAAGAATATCCAGTTATTCTCAATGATGCGGATATAAAAATTATTGGAACATATGAGAAAATAAATATCTAAAGGGTGTTTTGATGGAACCAATAAAATTAGCTTCTAACAGAAAAATAATAGATACATTAGTAGAACGAAAAGATGGTAGTATGTATGATACATACTACAAAGCTTTAGAAGAATTAATCCATACTTATGTAGATCAAGTAGTGGCAGCTGCTATTAATAATTCCTTTATTACCATAGCTGATGCTGATGGATTAAAGCGTTGGGAAGCCTTTTATACAGCCAAACCATTTGATATGAATATAAATGAATATCGTAGATTATTGTTTATTCTTAATGATCTTACTGGATATGGTCCAACATACGATAATGTTTTAAAACTTATAAGATTTTTTGATCCTAACGGGACTTTTTTCCCAATTACTGTTTATCCTATATATGCAGATTACCCTCATGATGCAGCAACGCCTCCTTTTTCTGAATTTTGGAATGCTAATCCCGAACCTGACGGAACATATTTTACTGATGAAATGACTATTTATGATGAGAATTCTTCGTTAGAAAAAATAAATG